AACCAAACGTCATCATAAAGATAGACTCCCCCGAGGCCGACGATGAGACCCACTGCGGTGGACAATCAATAACTCCGAACCCGGTTATGGACACATCCGAATGAGGACAACCTTAACAACAACTAAAGAAAACCAAATATTATGGCTAACGGAGATACATCCGCGTCCCGATTGGGACAAGTTAATGCGAGCGGAGCAGTTGATGCTTTGTTCCTTAAGGTGTTCTCAGGAGAAATCCTGACCACCTTCGAAGAGTTCAACGTGATGAAAGACCTTCACACGGTTAGGACTATATCCAACGGTAAGTCTGCTCAGTTCCCTGTAACTGGCATTGCTACCGCTAAATACCACACCCCAGGTGAAAACATTGCTGACGCCGGTAACAGCTACCTCAGTGCTATTAAACACGCTGAGAAAGTTATCAGCATTGATGATGTCTTGCTTGCGTCTACGTTCATTGCAAACATTGATGAGCTTAAGAACCACTACGATGTCCGAAGCATTTATGCTCAGGAACTCGGTAAGGCTCTTGCCAAGCGTTTCGATGTGGCAACCATGAAGACCCTTACTGCTGCTGCTCGGACGGCTGCGACTATTACTACTACTGGTAAAGCTGGTATCGCAATCGATGGAGGTGAGCCTGGTGACTTCAATGGAACTGTGATTCAAGCCAAGCTCTTTGAGGCTGCTCAGAAGCTTGACGAGAACGACATCCCTAACGACGGAAAGCGTTTCGCTATTCTTAAGCCAGCCGATTACTACACATTGCTTGCCTCTGGTGAAGAGGTTATCAACCGTGACTTCGGTGGTCGTGGTGATGTTGCTACTGGTCGCATCCCAATGGTCGCTGGTATTAACATCTACAAGAGCAACCACCTTGTTGACGTAGCTGTCTCAGGTAGCGCACAAGATCAGAACGACCAAGTTGCTGGCGTTCAGAACGACGTGTTCGGCTCTGGTGGAACTGGATACAACGCCGCTATGGACAAGACTCAGATCATCGGTGGACACCCATCAGCGATTGGAACTGTCAAGCTCCTTGACCTTGCTACCGAAAGCGACTACAAGGTCGAACTACAAGGAAGCCTGTTCGTAGCTAAATACGCTATGGGCCACGGCGTCCTTCGCCCCGAAGCTGCCTTTGAAATCAAAGACGCTGACTAATACCCCCTAATAACCCCAACGGTCGCACTCCTTTCTTTAATGATTGGGGTGCGGCCTTTTCCTTTTTCCAATTACTATGGCTACCCTTACCACCAAACTTGACGCTGTTAACACCATGCTCGGTTACGTTACCGAAGCACCTGTAAACTCTATCGCTAACACTACTTCTTTGCCGCCATCTGCTGCACTTGCTAAAGGTGTTATTGACGAAGTGTCCCGTGAGGTTCAACAAGATGGGTGGCATTTTAACACAGCCCAAGACTACAAGCTGGAAGCCAACGCCTCCAATAAGTTTGTGTTACCTAACAACGTCCTTCAAGTGGACACAGTTGACACCACCTATGATGTAGTCCAACGAGGCACCACATTGTTCGACCGTAAGAAATACACTGACACCTTCACTGTAGATGAGCTTAAGGTTAACATAACATTTTTACTTGAATACGAAGAGCTACCAGAACAGGCTCGACGTTACATTGCCCTCAAGGCATCCCGGATGTTTGCTAACAGACTTGTTGGCTCCCGTGAGATTGAGGCACTTATTTACCGTGATGAGATTCGCGCCAAGGCAGCTATGGAAGAAGCTGAAGGCAACAACTCTGATCGAACCATTTTCGACAACTACGACACTGCTACACGTATCGGCATCAACCGCCGCACTGACCTTGCTTAAACGATGGCTAACATAACAACTACCGTTCCTAACCTCATCCAAGGGGTCAGCCAACAGTCACCTCAGGTGCGCCTAGCTGGTCAATGTGAGGAGCAGATCAACGGTCTTTCCACCGTCACCAAAGGACTCACTAAGCGTCCTCCGGCACGGCTCATAGACAACCTAGGGGCTGTAGCTCTTGAGGGCGACTTCCTGCACTTCATCAATCGAAGTGAGACTGAAAGGTATGTTGTTACTATTGAGCATCGGACCACAGGTGACGGCACAGGTGTTATTAGGGTGTTCAACCTAGAGACAGGACTTGAGGCATCTGTTGAAGGAGCCACTGGTGGTTACCAAGTCAGTGGTGATTATCTTAAACTAGCAACAGCTAACAAGTCCCACGAACAACTTAAAGCTCTTACCATAGGGGACAGCACGTTCCTTCTTAACACTGATGTTACTGTAGCTAAGACAGACGAGAAGTCCGAACCCCTTGATTCGTCCCGTGCCTTAGTGTTTGTTAAACAAGGCGACTTCGGTAAGAAGTATGGTCTTAAGTTCAGAGACAAAGGCACCTTTAGTGGAAATGGTGCAAAATTCCAAGTCACTTGGGTTCGTGAGTCAGGTGGAGTGTTTAGCATTAAATACGCTTACAAGATTCAGTCCATTACCCTTATCAGTGGAGGCACTGGGTATGATGTTAATGACGAGCCAACCTTAGAGTTCCCGTCAGCGGTTGATTGGGACGTTCGTCCTGAGTTTAACATTACAGTAGACCCTACTACCCAAGCAGTAACCGGTATAACACTTCTACACCCCGGTCTTACTGTTGAGTATGACTCGGCTCAGACCTTCGATACAAGAGTTGAGGCCTCTCCTGCTTTTGATGTTGCCAGTATAACTACCCTAAAGGCGACAGGAAACAATGAGAACGATGCAGACACAACTCGTATCTCATCTTTGTTCACTGGCGTGCTGAAAGGAGTTTCACAGACAAACAACGTATTAGCAGAAGAAGTATTTACAGCCCCGACCGCTTACACCTCAAAGGACAAAGACGGCTCTATCCTTATCAATCGCAATGACGGCCAAGACTTCTTCCTTGAAGCATTCGATGGTCTTGCTGGTTCTGGCCTAGGACTCGTCCACAAGGAAGTCGATGCCCTTTCGGATCTCCCTGTGCGTGCGCCGGATGGTTTTCGGGTTGCCGTGCGTGGATCTGCTGACGCTAACGAGGACGACTACTATCTCCGCTTTGAGACTAACGACGGTCAATCCTTTGGTGAAGGAGGCTGGGTAGAAGACGTAGGACCAGACATCAACATTGCTCTCGACCCCAACACTCTTCCCCTTCAGCTTGTTAACACCGGGGTAAACACCTTTACAATTAACACTACCGGGTGGGCCAAGCGTAAGTCGGGTGACGATGAGACCAACCCATTTCCATCCTTTGTCGGCAAGAAGCTTAACAACTTTGTCTTCTTTAAGAACCGCCTAGGATTCATCTATGAGGACTCTGTGGTGCTTTCGGAAGCCGGAGAACTCTTTAACTTCTTTAGGACCACCGTAAGGACTCTGTTGGATACCGCTCCGATTGATGTTACATCTGCAACCGCTAACGTAACAAACCTCAGAAGCAGTGTAGCCTTCCAAGAGAACCTGTTGTTATTTGCCGACCGGGGACAGTTTGTTCTTAAGGGTGATCCCTTGACCAACGAAACCATCACGCTTGAGGCAGTCACCAACTATGATGTTAACACCTCCCAAGATCCCCTTGCGGTTGGCTCTTATGTCTACTTCCCATTTAAGCGTGGTAACTTCCTTGGCATGCAAGAGTATTCTCTCAATGCCACCACGGACGTTTACGACTCGGCTGATATTACCACACAAGTTCCAGGATACATCACCAACGGTAACATCCTTGTAACATCAGGGTCAACGTCAACCGACCTCATTGCTCTTAGCTCAGGAGGCGACACCATCTACGTCTACAAGTATTTCTTTAACGGACGGGAAAAGGTTGTTAGCTCATGGAGCAAGTTCAAGATGCCATTCAATGTCCTCAGCCTAGAGTTCATCAATAGCTCCCTGTTTGTTGTCGGTGACAAAGATGGGGACACCCTGTTGACTGAGATGAAGTGTGAAGAGCTACGTCTTGAGGAAGACACCTTTGATGGCTTTACGATCCACCTCGACATGCTAAAGAAGACGACGTTTAGTGGAAGCACAACAACCACACCTACGAACACCTTGATCGACCTTGGGTTCACTCCCGGTCCTAATGATGTTGTTGAGGTGTATGACAGCCACGGCAACCGAGTAGTTGTTAACTTTGTCAACGTCAACCAAGCAAGCATTCAGTCCTACAACCGGACGTGCTTCAGCGGTCTTCGATACAACCTAGAATACACCTTCAGTGAGCCGGTGTTTAAACAGGGTAACCCACCAGTGTCCTCGGGGCTTGCCCGTATGATCCTTAGGAATGGCACCTTGTTCTTTACGGACGCTTTGGATTTCCAAGTTGAGGTAACACCTATTGCTAGAGACAAGCGTATCTTTACCTACAGTCCTAACGTCATTAACATCACCACGACGGACACTCTTCTTTCACAAGATGGTAAGTTGCGATTCTCGATCTTTACACAAGCCAAGGATTCGATTATTAAGATTGTTAACTCAAGTGCATTTGCATCTAACTTCCAAGCCTGTGAATTCGAAGCCAACGTCCATACCCGTTCAACTAGAATATAATAACGTCTACCTTAGGTCAGCCCGTAACTCTGACTGTGAAGAGGTAGGCATAAACATGCGCCACATAGACAAGCTTGAATGTTTGTTAACCAGTGGGTCCGCGCCATCAGCCGCCCTATACTTAGGATTAGAGCAAGACTACCACACGTGGACCATATGCGCCAAAGACGACCACGCTCCCTTAGCTTGCTTTGGGATCGGTGAGCTTATCAAGGATACCACTAACTATATATGGTTGTTATCGACCGATAGGATGCTTCAAGTTGCGGGCTTTGAGTTTGCTAAAGCTAGTAAAGCTTGGCTTTCCTTTATTGTTAACCACTACAAACTACCATGTGTCAACCACGTCCACGTCCAAAACACCACGGCTATTCGATGGCTTAAGTGGTGCGGCGCTGAGTTCTCCGATGACTCCACCTCCGACTTCCTTTCATTCCAAATCAATCCCTCTTTATCTAAATAACAATTATGTGTGC